GAATTGAAGTCGCCGTTCATGGCATCTTCACCGCCTCCACCCACGGGAACTTGATTGGGGGTTTTCATGAAGATCTCAGGCTCTTCATGCCCGATCAGAAAACCCAGCTCAAGCGCAGGCCTTCCATTGTTGGGGTTGGCAAACAGGAACCATGAAGTATCACCATTCGCTGTGCTTGCCACAATTGGGATATATGGATCAACTCTCTTATTGAATACAGCCTTCATCCAATTTAGAGTGACAACATCCTGTTCGCTTGAACCTGCTGCCTTATTTTCTTTTATATGCAGTTCAAGCGCATTGAGATAATTGTCAGCTTTGACGCTTAATGCGGGCGGAACAACCAGTTCAAACATATCGATCACGATCGGTTCGCCGTTCTGATCCTTCTGTTTGCTCATCACAGTCATGCCATCCTGTAATGCCGCAACGGAAAGCGGTGGGTTATTGCTCGCTGCGCCATTCGCCGTGATGACCTGGTTCTTATTGCCAGCTGTGTATAACGATGCATGCGGACCATTAGCGTCCACGTGCAGCTGCGTCACAAACTTCTGCTCCGATCGGCGAGCTGCCCGTCCGAGTCGTTCAGGTTGATCCTTCAACGCGTCCAGATCATCATTGATCATGGTCTCCCACGAAAAGCGGATCTTTCGCCCATACTTTCCTACCACATAGGTATAGGGCGTATCCTCGTTGATTTCCTCATATGGATATTCACCCTTCTGACCAACCACTGCACCCAGCACCTGATCAGCGCCATATACTCCAAAGCGCTTCACGGTGCGAAAGTCACGCACCCGCCCTCGTTTGCAGTAGTTCGCCCATACCGCTGGCCACTCACGATACGATGCCAGGATCTGGCGATCCAGGATATCCCCGAACAAATAGGGGAAATCACTGGTCGTCATCGCCTCCTGCAAATAATGCATTTTGCGACGACCCGTATAAACATCCGCCACCAGCTTTGCGGCTTCCACCAGCATCTCCTGGTAACGCGGTCCCTTCTTGCGGGACCGCGTACCAATCCCCTCCTTTCCAAACAACCTCTGTACAGAGGCCTCTTGAGCTCGAATACTTTCGAGCAATTCAAGCATTTCCATGTTTACCTCACTAATGTTTCAATCAAAATTCCTATGCCCCCTTTCTCCAAATGTAATCATTTGGGGAAAGGGCGGGGGATAGGGGTTATGCCAGCGCCTTGATGACTTCAATAGTCGCAGTCGCACCTGAAGTGATCGTTCCATTGGCAAAGCCAAAGAAACGTCCGGCAACTTTCTTGCTCAACTTGGGCGTATCTGCATCGACATAGTAGATCTTGTCGCCCAATGCCACAGCGCTGTTGCCGCCGGCATCCACACCCTTGACCGATAGATCCCAGCCACGCCCGGGCGTGAAGTCAACTTCGGTGAGGCCCGCGCTGTCTTCAGCGTCGAGCGCCACACCGGTCATTTCTCCAAGGCGCACCGGATCACCCGATGCTGGAGTTGCGGGATCGCTGCATGCCACACGCAACCCATCCACGCCTTTATGATTCAAATTCTTAGCCATGCTTCCTCCAATTACGAATTACCAATTACTGATCACTGGTCACTGAACCACTGATCGTTATCCGCGACCCTTCGCCGCGATCTTCGCACCGGCTTCGCTCAAACCAAGAGTTTTGAATGACTCTTCCAGCGACGCTTCCACTTTCGTTTCATCATCGCCTTCTTCGTTATCGCTCAAACTCTCGCCCAATCCACGGATCTCACCTTTACCCAGCACTGATTCCAGATACTTGGATTCGGCTTTGACCGCTTCGTCGATGGTCTTCTTGAAAGTTTCCTTGTCAAGCAGCCCATCCTTCAGGGGCAGGGTTCCCTTCAGGGACAGGCTTTCAATCAAGCGGGCCTTCGTGATGTCAGGGAGTGAGATCGCCTGCAGAGCCTCCTTCACCATGTCCTGCGCATCACGGATCGCCATCCTCTCATTGAGGCGGGCGTTGTTCGTCGCCAGCGTTTGATTATTAGTCTCCAACGTGGCAACCTTTTCTTGCAGTTCTTCGATTTTCATTGCTTCCTCCAAATCAGAATCTTCTTTTGCCACGTCAGTGGCTCCCGCTGCTGGGACCGTCCCTGCAGTCGGTTTATCTTTATCAGTGCGGACCGCCCGCACTGCTTCAAACAAAGAAACAATCTCCCCACCGGCACCTGGCATGGTTACATAGTCCACGCGGTTGAAGGGGCTCTCCAGGATCTCTTGCACGATCACACCCTGCTGTCCATCAGCTTCACCCTGCATCGCCTTACCGCGTGCGTGGATACTCACACCAATATGGGGTGCCAGGTCGTTGACTGCCGGTTGATACGCTTCGAATACCTTTGCATCTGCATATAGACCGGCACCCTTCGGTCCACGCTCCATCCAGCGTGCGTCGCTGACAAGCTCAGATGCCAGGAAATTGAGATCTCCCTCCGGGCGTTCTGCTTCTTCCGTGCTGGTCGGGTGATTCCAATTCATCTTGGTTCCCTTTGGGAAAGCCTTCGCCCCATCGCGCTTCAAGACCTCCACCGGATAAAATCCGCTCGATCCCCAGCCAGGCTCGATGATCTTCAGTTGAACTGTGCCATCACTGCGCACAGCTTTTTCCTGCAGTGCGATCGCACTTTCATCGAGCAAGACCTCTTTAAGTTTTGCCTCGCTGATGTCCTGATCATCGTCCTCCGGTGCTTCCTCCCATGGCCGGCGTTGGAATAGTTGCGGCGCATTCTCCTTGATGAATTCATGATACGAATCCAACGCAGCCCCAATCGCACCTGATAAAACCTTGCGCTCATTGCGTGAGACTATTCCCCCACCGAACATATCGTCCGCCATCACGGTCAGTGATAAATGCAACCGGCTCTCCAACCACTCTGCCAGGTTGTACTTCTCCTGCAAAATAACGGCTTCACTTAAGACCTTGGCTTCCTGTGCGTTGAGATCATCCATTTCCTTGATGAACTTGATCGCCTTCGATGCTTCCGCGACTGACATTGATTCATTCAATCCTGCATCGACACGGTGCTGCCGTAGGTGCGCTTCGACGATCAGCTTATCTTTGTCCGGGATATTCTCCTGGCATAAACGCACCAACGCCTGATTGACCGCCTCAATGATGGCAGGCGTATTCATGCCCGGGTCATGATGTGCAAAGCGATAAGATGACTTCTTAAGTGGGTCTGCTTTTTCATTGATCCAGGCATGCATATAACGCAGGACCGCCTCGTCGTTCTTGGCTTCGGTGATGGCTTTAGATCCATCCCAGTTGCGGGTCTTGTTGACTGCAGTATTATGTTTTGCGATTGCTCCCATAATTGCTCTCCTTTAGTGCTTGATTCTTGTCTTTAGATCACAGCGGCATCCAGGAAACCGTAACGGTCTCATGTGCCCGCTGGGGAATTCTTTATTCAGTGGGATCCAATCAACAGCTGCATTGGCCTGGCAGCCTTCGCTGACCTTGTCATCTCCAACTGTGTCCCAGGCCTTCTCCATCACGATGCCGGCATCCTGCAGGTCCTGCGCCACGATCATCTGCCCTTCCAGATTCGCATTGCCAACTTCGGTCACTGCGATCAAGTGGGCCCGGCTGTCGATGTGCTCCTGCGGCTTGCCGATAGCAAACTCCTCGAATCGCTCGGTGATCGCTTCAGCGGTTTTGTCATAACTCCAGCCTTCATTGGCAGCCTGGGTCATGATGGTGTTGAGATATTCCCGCGTGGTCTCGTTGATATTCGTGACCTGCTTCGCTGCATACTGATCCAGATATGCAATGGCCTTTGGGTTCTTCAGGTCAAACGAGAGCTTCATGCCAACATCTGCGATCTGGCTGAGCGCACCATGTTGCAATGCAACTTGCGCCGCAGCATCGATTGGCTTCTCGAACATCCCGAGGGTCTTTTTAGCCGTTTCATAAAACACAAACATCCACTCAGTGGGAACCATCGCCTCATCGACGATCACCATCTTGTCGTCGCCAAAATGTGACGGAATCGCTAGTCTCCAGTCTCCCGTCTGCGCCGCCTCGCTGAACCGGTTCTTGAATTTGCTCAGCCCACGCACGAAGATTCTGCCCTGTTCCTTGAACGCCTTCCGCAATGACAGTTCCAACCTTCGCTCGATGCGCTCAATCTTCCTGTGCCGGTCCGCACGCTTCACAGCTTCGATGAACTCGATCATCTCCTCCATCGAATACTCTTCGCCATTGGCTGATTGCTGATCGCCGACCGCCGAATGCCTATGCAGATCCATTGTTGCTCGCCTTCACTTTCTCCAGCTGGATCGCCTCGATCAGTTTCTTCGCTGCTGCCCTCACAATTGCTTCGCTCGTGGTTGGTTCGCCTGACGCCCCACGATCCACGCTGCTCTCACCCTCTGGGAACAGCTCCGCCATGATCTCATCGGTATCATCCTCAGCGATCGCTTTCAGGATAAGCCGCGTTGCAGTTTGTTCGTCCAGCAGGGTCAGCTGCTGGCCGTTCAACGTCAAGGCGGTGACGATTGCCTGCACCGCTGCCTGGATGTCCTTCTCCAGGATGGGCGGGAAGTCGATATCCAGCATCGCAGTCAATGGATTCTTCCATTCGATCTTCTCCTCCACCATGCCGTTGTCTTCGGTCTTGACCACTTTCCCCAGGTCCTTGATCGTTGATTCCGTAGCCTTCATTGCCTGCAGCATCACGAAGTTGAAAATATTTCGCAGGATGTCCGTCCACGTAGTCTGGCCCTCTTTCATTGCCAGCTCGGTGGGGCGGTCCATTGTCTTTGCAGTCGCAAACGTGCCCACGCTCACATCCCCGTAATAGGTCTCGGGCAAGCCCACAGCTGCTGCCACCATCAAAAGCAAACGTCTGCCATCATCCGGACTGATCGATGCGCCGCGTACCTGCATCGGTTGCAGGTCCGTGTCCTCGCCCAGGAAAGCCATCGCACCGGTAACGGGTGGTGGGTTCGTCTCAAGGCTGGTTCCTCCGCTGGCCAGCGTGCTCGCCATCTTTGCGCGTTCGGCTGCAATCGCCTTCTTGCCGCCTTTGGTAGTGCGTTTCCAGGCAAATTTGCTGTAAGCCCGCATCAGGCTCGCCACGTCTTCCAGGAATTCTTTGTACGCGCGTGCCCAATCGATGGCAGCATAGATCTGGCTCACACCGAATTTCCACCCGCTCATCCCGCCTGCCTTCACGTGATAGACGGGTGTATCCCACTTCACCTCGACATTGCCGATCTTCGCAGGTTCATCCTTGGGCTTGTAGTTCCAATCCGGATAATAGGCGATGCGCCTCGTAGTATTGATTCGGCCAGTACCTCTGTTAAGCTTCTTCTCGTTCCACTTCCGCACGTAGAACCACGTGGTCTTGGCATCCTCCGGATCGCAAATAATGTCTGTGATCTCATCGAAGGGCACGGTTCGCACACGCACACGCCCATCCGACGGGCGCGTGAAAAAGACAAAGAAAATATTGCTGATGACCTCGTAATCGATCTGCTTTTCCATCTGTGCCTGGTGGCCGGTCAACTCCACCTTGTTCTTTTCGTCATCCCAAAACGCCTGCAGGATCTTGTTGAGCTCAGGGTTCTTGTATTTGACATTTACACCCTGCGCCCAGATATACAGCGCCTTCACCATCACGCTGCGCTTGATCAGCGGGTTCTTGATCCACATAATGCGGGCCAGGTCAACGATCTTCCGCAATCCCTCACGCGTGAACTCATGCTCCCCCTCGAACATCAGGCGCATCCAGTTGGCATCCTCCAGCGCCAGTTCCAGATCCACTAGGCGCTCCCGCAGGATCTCATTATTGAACTCGCTCTGAGCCAACGTTTCATTCAACTGCTGGTAGTTATCACCCAGCAGGAAATTCGCCAATCGTTCACGAAAACCAAAATCGATTTTCACTATTCAACCTTCATAAATTCACGAATTTCACTCTCGTCACTATCTTCAGGAAATGAACAAAACTTGTGTACTTCAGGATCCATATTGGCAATATTTTCCTTATCCTGATCTGATAGGACCAACAGGATTGGTTGTTCATTACTATCGAAAACTTGGTCGCCGATTTTTACTTTCATTTTGTCTCCAATCGCTCACGCAAGTCAAAATCGATCTTCATACGCCTGAACCTGTCATCACCCTGTTGAACTCATCCAACGTGACAATCACGCCAAATGTGATGGTTGGATTACTACCTTTTCCGATTTGTAGTAATGGCGTTGTATGAACCAGCCTCCCGCCTATAGCGTGTTCCAGGTAGATATTGATCATTGCATGCGTCGGGGCCTGTAAGACTGGTAGATCTACTTCAAATAAATGAATGCGTCCATCACCATGAGCGTGTGCGCGCCAAAACATATTGCGGTCATTATGAGCTTGTGCGCTGACTGGATCTCCACCCACAGGCGGCAATTGAAAGGTAAATCCTTGATAAGTATGACAATGACTGCAGTGATAATAGCCAATCGTCCAACCGCTCAGCCTTTCAACCTCCTTGTCGTTGACAAGCAGAATGGTTTCAAGCCAGGGCTGAAACTGATTTACAAGCACATACTGTTGGATCTTGACCTTGGGTCTAAATCTCATCACCAGATCGACGATGATGTTCTTAAGATTCATAATTCTCCAATCAAGCTTCTCGCCAAATACCCTTTTCAAGATAACCGTGCCATGTAGCGTTTTCACCTTTCTCGTCGTCATAGCCAGTTACAAGGATAGAGGGTGAAACAGTAATCGTGCCATCTCCGTGATCGGTCACGCTATGATTTTTGAGGCCACCGAAGTGACCATTAGGGACACGACACATCCATGTTTCGGTTTCACTATCAAGCCAATAATCCCCAGGCTGAACGTCTGAAAGCTTTAATTCGCTATAAGGTGGTGGGTAAATTCTTCGACCTTGCATTCTGCATTCTCCAATCTAAGATCGCCAATTACACAGGGCTGATCTGCACCCGCTCCTCAAACGTTGCGATATCCTCAGCCTCGTCTTTCAACTCTTCCACGATCACTCGCAGTTTGTTATAGGCGCTGCCGCCGGCATCGACGCGGTCCTTGAATGATCCTTTGGGGAAGGCTGCATATTCATCCTGGAATTCATCATTCCAGGCGTCTCGCACGAGCCGCACGCGTCCGCCTTGCACCTTTGTTGCCAGCGGACCTGCATTGGTCTCCTTATCGCCAGTGACCTGGTCGAAAGTTCCGATCAAGCCGGCATTGGCAAGCAGGTTATTTGTTGCCTGTGCGCTGTCTACTCCGGCGCTGCCTGGGTCCTGAGGGTGCCAGATAAGGTGCGGGCCATAGTTTTCGTAATCCTCCTTGCCCAGTTCAATCATCTTTTTGTCTCGTGCTGCAGATGACAGCTGATCAGCAAAGGAATGCTCGATATAAACAAAATCATCCAGGCCCCAGCTCATAGTGACCTTGGCAGATCGCTTTCCTCCACCGGCTGTGGCTGCTTTATCCCACGCAGTGATGCGCGCCCATACCGCGTTGCCGGGTCCCTGATCCACAATCGTGAAATCATCCCGCTTGAACATATTGCCCTGCAAAAGATAGGGCTGTTGTTGATACAACGCTTCGTAGTCATACAACCCCACGTCCGCCTTCGTTGAGATCAACCAGGCTCTGTCGTACCATTCAGGACACAAGGCTTCGCCAGGCTTTCTTCCAAGCGGGTCCGAAAGTGGCAGGTAAACACCATCGCGCATTTTCTTCCGTTGTTCTTCTACTGTTGGATAACTGTCCAAAGCGAGTCCCGGCATACAGACGATCTCGTACTGGCTTGCCAATGGATCGCTCATCATGCGTTTCATCAAACGACCAGCCAGGTCATCGGGATGCCAACGCGTATGGAAGATCACAACTGCAGCATTGGGCCGCAAACGAGTGCGA